GCGCAATATCATGGGTGGTCTCGGCCTAATGACGGAGCAGATCAGCCAGCAGAACCACGACGCCCTCGGCTGTAACGGTTGGGAGATCTCCGCACACGCCAACAGCGCCCCGGACCATGAGCCGATACAGGGCCTACAGTACAGCGACGCTGCCTACGAGGAACTCAATAACAGTCTGGTGCGCCGGATCGGTACGCTGAACTGCGGCCATGTTGCCAGTCCAATCATTCTTGGTGTGACCCGTCCGCAGTATACCGCCGCGGAGCTGGAACAATTCCGGCAGGACAACGAAAAGGGCGTCACTTTTGAAGGCCGGCATTATACCGGCTATGAGGCTACGCAGATGCAGCGCTGCATGGAGCGCGCCATACGGGCGCAGAAACGCCGTGTGCTGCTGGCTGGGCCGGAGGACGCAGCACCGCGAAAAAGCCGTCTGTTGCTCCTACAGCAGGAGTATCACCGCTTTTCCGATGGTGTGGGTCTCCGCACGGAGGACGAGCGGCTGGAGGTGTCCGGCTTCGGCCCGAAGCAGATGAAGCAGCTGCCGTTGGAAAAACCGGCAAGCGCCACGGTGTTGACGCCGGAAGTGATTAAGTCACCCGAGCCGCCTGAACTGCCTGATCCTCCCAAATCTCCCGCGCCTCCGGAGACGCCCAAGCCTGAACGGTTTGTCGATATTACGGGCAACTGGTACCCGGATGCCAAGCCAAACAGTCACCCGGTGTTAGAGCAGCAGGAGTACACATTCAACGGAGTAACCTATAAAGTTGATGGCCACAATGTGGTTCTGGATCATGACGCACATGAAAAAGAAATCGCCGAGCTTCTTGAGCGAGAAGTCGGCGGAAAACTATATCTGGTTCCCAGGGTCAATGAGCCTCAGGGCGTACCCACGCCAGATTTCCTGTTTCACGGTGCGCGATACGATCTCAAGACGTTGCGTGGCAATAGCAAGAACACGATTTACAATGCTGTCGCCAAGCAGGCTGACCAAGCGGATAATTTCATTCTCGATGTTACGGATTGCCCGTTGAGTGAAGAAGATATTTACAAACAGGCAGAGGCGCTCTTCCGCTCTACGCACACAAAATTCATTGATACCGTGGTTCTTGTCAGGAATAGGAAGATCATTCGGGTTCTACAGAGAAATAAATAAAGCCGACCGCAGCCCAGCCGCCAAAGGCGGGTTTCGGGGGCCACGACCGACTTTATCTTTGCTTATTATATACCATATTTTCAGATAGAATACAAGAGCTTTTTGTTGATCGCAGGCCTGTGCCTGTGCTCATATTCGCCCTGGCCGGGCGTAATCAAGGCCGACCGCAGCGGAGGCGACCCGCGTACCGAAAGCGTAGCGGAGAGAGGAGAAAACAGTGAAGCGTGAATTTTTGGAGAACCTGAAGATCGGCGACCAAGCGCTGAGCAAGGAGCTGATCGACACGATCATGGCGGAGAATGGCCGGGATATCGAGTCCGCGAAGAAGCCTTTCGCCGACTACGAGGCGATCAAGGAGCAGCTGAAGACCGCTCAGGATGGCCTGAAGGCGTTCGAGGGCGTTGACGTGAAGGATCTGCAGGACAAGATCAAGACCCTCAATACCCAACTCTCCACCAAAGACAAGGAGTGGCAGGACAAGCTGAACGGAATGGCGTTTGATGGAAAGATCAAAGAGGCCATCACCGCCGCCAAGGGCCGCAATGCCAAGGCTATTTCCGCGCTGCTGGATGTCGAGAAGCTGAAGAAGTCTACCAATCAGGACGCGGATATCAAGGATGCTCTGGAGGCTCTGAAGAAGGATAACGCCTATCTGTTTGAGGATGACAGCACCCCGCCTCCCTATGCGGGCGGTACGGGCCGGTCCACTCCTCCCAGTAAGTATGATGCTGAGACTGCCAAGATTATGGCAGCCGCCGGACTCGATCCAGAGAAGGATTGAGACACAATAACGAGAGGAGTTTTTCATAATGGCAAACGCTATTACTCTGGCTAAGACTTTTATCCCTATCCTGGATAAGATCTACAAGCAGGCTTCCCTGACCTCTGTACTGGATGGTAACCCCGAGCTGGTGCGTCAGGGCGCAAGCTACAACGAGATGATTATCCCCAAGATCTCTATGCAGGGCCTCGCCGATTACAGCCGCAACGGCGGTTATGTGAATGGTGATGTAACGCTCACCAATGAGACGGTCAGGTGCAATTTTGACCGTGGCCGCATGTTCCAGGTGGATACTATGGATAATCTGGAGACTGCCGGCATTGCCTTCGGCCAGCTCTCTGGTGAGTTCCTGCGGACGAAGGTTGGTCCGGAACTGGATGCCTTCCGCTTCGCCCAGTATGCCGGCGCTTCTGGTATCTCCAAAATCTCTGCCGGTGCGACTCTGGCAGACGGTGCGGCTGTCGTCACTGCCTTGCGCGCAGGCGTGAACAAGATGGACGAGGATGAGGTGGACCCCAACAACCGCTATCTGTTCATCACACCCACTCTGTACGGCATGATCCGCGACCTGGATACCACCAAATCCAAGGAGGTTCTGGAAACCTTTGCGGGCATCATCAAGGTGCCTCAGAGCCGTTTCTATACCGCTATCGATCAGTATGACGGTACGACCTCCAGCGAAGAGGCCGGCGGCTATGTGAAGGACTCCACCAACGGCTGCGATATCAACTTCATGATCATCGAAAAGTCTGCTGTTATCCAGTTCGAGAAGCACGTGGCGCCCAAGATCATCACTCCTGAGCAGAACCAGAGTGCCGACGCCTATAAGTTCGGCTACCGCAATGTCGGCATTGCTGACGTATACGAGAACAAGGTGGCGGGCATCTACCTGCACCATAAGGCCAAGGCCTAAGGAGGAACGGGTATGCGTATTGTCGGCATGATCCTGCCGCCGGAGGAACCGGCTTATATCTGCCCACATTGCGGCAAGAACTACAAGAGCGAAGCGGCTTTTGCGAAGCACCTTCAGGACAAACACACTGAAGCTGAACAGCTTGAAGCCAAGCAGCCCGAGGCTGCTGACACAGAAGCGTAAGGAGGAGCGCCGCTATGGTCGATTATGAATTTTACAGTTCCGTCTATCATGGCGGCGCCATCCCTGCTGACGATTGGGCGGAGCTGGAAGCCAGGGCGGTGGATCAACTCCGTCGCTACAAGCGGATCTATACTGTGACTGCTCCGGACGAGCAGGCAGAGGGAATGGCCGTCTGCGCTATGGCTGAGGCGCTACATAATGTGGATCTGATCGTCAGCGGCGATGCTGGAGCGGTGCAGTCTGCCTCCATTGGCTCCGTGTCTACGTCCTATGGCAGCGCGGCCGCAACTGCGGTAGATGTGTCCGAGAAGGGGCAGGCAAAGGCGCTGTATAGAGCTGCTTGCCTGTATCTGGATATCTGCCGGGGGGTGGGCTGATGCGGGCGCTCAGACGCCGGAAATGCCCGGTCGATTACAGCCTCTGCAATCAGACGGTGACCGTCTACCACTGGGACGGCGCGGCCGCATATACCCGGACAGTTATTCACGGCGCCTTCCTGGATTTCAAGAAGACCGAGAACGTGGATAAGACCGGCAGCAGTGAGGTGAACAGCTTCCTGCTGGTCATCCCCGGCCAGACGGTGCCGGTGGCGGTTGGTGATAAGGTCCTTCTGGGCGAGGGGCCGGGGGTCAACAGCCGCGAGGAATGGGCTGCGCTGATCCCTGTAAAGGTGCCCGGTCTGGTAGTCGTGCGGTATGTCGATCCGAAATATTGGAACGGCGCTGTAGTCCATACGGAAGCGGGTGGGTAATGTGGCGATTGTTGGCAGTGTGAAAGTGGATAGTCGCCCGGTGGAGGAGATCCTTCGTCGGAAGGGATTGACTGTGAACGGTGATGTGCAGCGTTTCCACACGGCAAATGTGCTTCGGCGGATCGTGCGGTATATGCCGTACCGGACTGGAGCCACCATCAAGCTGACGCAGGCACAGTCTCCTGTCAGCCGGCCGGAGATCAATACCTTCGTCCCTTACGCGCGATACCTGCATGAGGGCAAGGTAATGGTCAATGCCGAAACCGGACAAGGACCCGGCGTGGTCCCGGGGGTTGGCCCACGGTGGCGGCGTGGTGACCAGCTGAAGGCGACCGAGCAGGATCTGACGTATACCGTCACGAAGAACCCAGAAGCTGGCCCATTCTGGGGCAAACGCCTTCAGGAGAAAGAGGGGGACGCCATGCTGGCGGATCTCAAGAACTATGTTCAGGGGAGGGGTGACCCGGTATGAATGCTTTAGAAACCGTTCGGAAGTGGTTGGAAGCGTTCCCGCAGTCCGGCGTCCTCTCCGGTTTTCAGGTGGACTATACCGACAAGATCCCCGGTACCGGCGGCATTATGCCAGACGGTCTGGTGGAGGTCAGACGGAGCCGGGATATTGTCGGGGATACTACCATTACCAACCGGTACAATTTCGGCCTGTACTGCGTTTTGGAGAAAGCTCCTAACGATGATGTTGGGGCCGCGAAAAACGCTGACTGGATCGTAGACCTTCAGGAATGGGTGCAGGAGCAGTCGGCGACCGGCGCCGCTCCGGTTTTTGGGGATGACCCCCGTGCAGAGCGGATCACAGCGCAGAACGGCACGCTGCTTCAGGCGGACGGTGAAGGTACCGGCGTCTATGTAGTGCAGTTGTCTGTGCAGTTCATCAAAAAATTTAAGGGGGAAAATAAATGGCTGATATGACGTTTAACACACCGGCTGGACAGGTCGTGGATCGGAAGCTCCTGATCCTGTATCTGAATACCGGGACCAATAGCGCTCCGGTCTGGAGCCCCATCGGCAAGCGCGTGGAGGAGAGCTCCATGGAGTACGATTACAGCGAGGAGAGCAAGACTGATATCTTCGGTGAGATCTACACCACCATGAAGAAGCCTGTGATCACGCAGAGCTTTGAGCCTTGTGAGCTGGACTCCGGTGACGCAGCCCAGGTGAAAATCTGGAACCAGTCCATCAAGGAACAGAATGTGGCGGCTATGGCCAACAACGACCTGTTGGTGGTCCATGCTTACGCCGGCACGGCGGATACCGCGGTATTCGCGGAGCGGTATGAATCCTGCATGGTCAAGCCTGCCTCTCTGGGCGGCAGCTCTAATGTGGGTATGCCTATCGATGTGACCTATGGCGGTACCCGCACCACCGGCACGGCGGCTATTGCTGACGGTGCGGTTACCTTCACCAAAGCGGCCTGAGAGTAGGAGGAGATGCCTGTGAATGCTTTGAATTTCCCTATCGGAGTAAAAATCTTCGACGTCAATGATGGCGCCGCACAGATCAGCTTTAACCCCACGGACGTTAATTTCGTGTCGGCTCTCTATGATCTGTTCGCGGAATGTGCCGAGCGGTATGAGACCGATAAGGATAAGAAGTTTGAGAACAATACCGCCTTCTTCGAGTATGTGCGGCAGCGTGACGCGGAAGTATCCGACGGCGTTGACAGGCTGTTTGGCGAAGGCGCTGCGGCCGCGGTCTTCCAGGGTCACAGCGCCCATGCTATGGCGGAGGGCCTGCCTTTGTGGACGAACTTCTTTCTGGCGGTCATTGACACAGTGCCGGAAGAAATGTCTAAGCAGATCCGGGCGTCCAAGCCGCGTGTGGAGAAGTACCTGAAGAAATATCACCGCTGAGAGGAGAAACGGATGGAATACACTTTGCCAAAAACCGTAATTGTGGGTGGGCGGGAGTATTCCATCCGTTCCGACTATCGGGCCATACTGGATATCTGTGAGGCTCTGACAGATC